GGATGAGGCTCAGGCCAAGTGGCCGGCCAAAAGCTGGTGGTCCCCAAGACGCCAAGGCGCCGTTGAACGCGTGCTGGGCGTGGTGAGGGCCGAATGATCGCCGTCACCGTCACCCTGCACGACGCCGCGACCGGCAAGGCCAAACGCCTCGGCCTGATCGAGATCATCAACACCGGACTGCACCCGCTCCGGCCGATGTGCGGCCATTACGTCGTGCGAATGGACGGCCGCGAAGCTACCGTGCAGGACCACGACAGGGCGGAGGGCTGGCTACCACTACTGCGGCGCGCGCTGGAGGAGCTGGATCGGCCCCGTGCTGCCCGCAGGAGCCACGCCAGCGCACGATAGCGGGGCGGGAGCTACCCCAGTGGCGTAACGCGGGAGATTGCGTCTGCGGCGGCCTCCAGGAGCGCCACGATTTCCCCCGGTGATGGCTGGTCGATCCAATCGACCTCGCAGAGCACGGTGTCCTCGTCGATCTGGTAGACCGCACCGCTGACCACGCGCGATCGATTCCTTCTCGTTCAGTCGCATTCATCCATAAGTTGCGATGCGATCCGCGATCGACTACCATAGGGTGAGTTTATCGATGGGGGTGCGTGATGCTCACCGCCGACCTGATCGCCAGAGGCAGGGCGACGCTATCCAGGAGTGAGCGCGACGCCCTGCTTTCCGATCTACTCCAGCATATCGAGCCGCTGGCTGCTGAAAATCTCCGCGTCGAGCGTGAGGCGCGTCAGGCTATGGCGCTGGTCGAGCAGCACCAGGCCGGTGTCACGGCAGCACTCTTGGCCGACATGACAGCGCAGCGTGATGGTCTGCTGACGGCTCTGGCAGAGGCCGAAGCCGCGCGGACCAGGGCCGAAGCGCGTGTCACTGCGGTGGAGAATGCCGCCCCCGCCCCGTCAATGGCGACACCCCACACTCCGGCCGACGTGATGGCAGCCCTAGATCACGTCGTCGCGACCGAGGGCTGGTGGCTTGATGCCGGCGATCTGCGGGCGCAGGTGATCAACCCAGCGCTGCGGGTCTACCGACGGCTGAAGGGGCTGTAATAAATGGCCACCAAAGGGCAGCGACGACGGACACGGGTCGAGCGTAACAAGCGCCTCTGGGAAGAGGCGCAGGTCGCAGCCAAGCCCGCCAGCCAGAGCGTCATCGACGCAATCGATCGCGAGATCGTTCGCAGCACGCCTTGGGTGACGCGCACCCGTAAAAGCCCGATCGAACTCCTGCATGACCGCGGCTCGCTCAACGACCGGCAGTTCGACGGCCTCAACCGGCTACGCAAGGCGTATGAACGGTCAGGCCATGAGCCGAAGGTGACGGCCAATCTTGAGCCCAGCTATGGCGGCTCGGCCGAGATGTCCCAGAAGGCGCTTGAACAGCATCAGAAGTATGAGGCGGCGATCAAGTCGCTGCCTGTCGGGCATATGCGCTCCGTCGTGTTCTGGGTCGTGTGTGCCGAGGCGTTCTACGTCTCCGAGTGGGAAGAGAAGCGGCAGGTTCGCAGTCACGGCAAGGGCAATGACCTGCTGCGCGAGGCGGGCAATCTGCTGGCGGATCACTTCCACATGCATCGTGATGTGATTGGCCTTGACCACTCGGAACGCTCAGGTATAGAACACATATCCTAGGCTCACCGCGCAGGCGGCGGGCCTTTTTTGATTCTGGAGCCTGATGCCCGACAACGCCAAGGCCCTCTCCGTCATGCTAGGGATGGAAGAAGGGCTCTCTCTCAGGCAGTCGTGCGAGAAGTTCCAGGTCAAGGTGCCCACGTTTTTGCGGTGGGTTGATACTGACGACGACCTTGCTGACCAGTACGGGCGTGCGCGCGCGAGACTGATGGAAACGCACGTCGACGACATCATCAGCATCGCAGACGACGGCTCCCTGGCCCCCGAGGATCGCAAGGTCCGCATCGACGCTCGCAAGTGGGTCGCGTCCAAACTGGCGCCCAAGAAGTACGGCGACAAGCTCCAGGTTGACGCCAACGTCGCCGTCTCCCTGACCGAATCCATCAAGGCCATTCCCAGCTCGTGATCGACCCCAAGCTGGTTGAGATGCTGGCGCGATGGAAGCGCGATCCGGTCGCGTTCGTGCGCGAGATGTTCAAGGTCGAGCCCGACGCATGGCAGGCCGAGTTCCTGCGTGCCGCCGCTGCGAGCCCGAGGGTCGCGGTCCGGTCGGCACACGGCGTCGGCAAGAGCACGGCGGTGGCCTGGCTCGTGCTGTGGTTCATGACCACGCACTTCCCCTGCAAGATCCCGGTCACCGGCTCCAACAGCGATCAGCTCAAGGTCACGACCTGGGCGGACGTGGGCACGTGGCTGCGCAAGATGCCCGAGGTGTGGCAGCAGCGGTTCGACTACACCACGGAGTCGATCAAGCTGGTCGAGGCTCCGGAGGAGAGCTTCGCGGTGCTGCGTACCGCCTCCAAGGAGCGCAGCCAGAACCTCGCGGGCTTCCACAGCGAGAACGTGCTCGTGCTGGTCGATGAGGCGTCCGCGGTCGATGACCTGATCTACGAGGTTCTGAGCGGCGCCCTGACCACGGCCGGCTCCAAGATGGTGCTGACCGGCAACCCGACGCAGACCAGCGGCAAGTTCTTCCGGGTGTTCCATCAGGAGCGCTCGATGTGGTCGACGTTCCACATCCCGGCCGAGAAGAGCGCGCGCGTCTCCAAGGAGTGGATCGAGGAGCAGCGGCTAGCCTACGGCGAGACCAGCAACTTCTTCCGTGTCCGCGTGCTGGGCGAGTTCCCGTCGGGCGATGATGACGGCGTGGTGCCACTGGCGCTGATCGAGGCTGCGGTGGGCAGGGATGTCGCCACGCTCGATATCCCGACGCTCTGGGGCCTGGACGTTGCCCGGTTCGGCGATGACAGCACGGCGCTTGCCAAGCGGCAGGGCAACGCTCTGATCGAGCCCATCAAGGAATGGCGCGGCAGGGACACGATGCAGGTCGTGGGGCTGATCCAGGCGGAATGGAAGGCCACGCCGGCTCAGCTACGCCCGGCCGAGATCCTGGTCGACAGCATCGGCATAGGCGCTGGCGTGGTCGATCGGCTGCGCGAGGAAAACCTGCCCGTGCGCGGCGTCAACGTGAGTGAGTCCGCATCGATCGACGACAAGTACGATCGCCAGCGAGACGAGCTGTGGTGGCGCTGCCGCCAGTGGTTCGAAGCCCGCGACTGCAAGATGCCGGACGATCAGGCCACCATCGGCGAGCTTGCCGGCCCACGCTACGACATTCGCTCCAACGGCAAGATCAAGGTCGAGGCCAAGGCCGACATGAAGAAGCGCGGCGTGCGCAGCCCGAACCGGGCCGATGCGCTGGTGCTGACCTTTGCCGGCAATGAGCGGGCCAAGCGGCGCGCGGCCATGGGCCAGACATTCATGGCCAACACCAGCTTCAACGTCCTCTCGGGAGCCGCCGCCTGACCACGCCATCCATCGACATCGTAGGCGCCCGCGCTATCGTGCTGGTGGATCAGGACCGGGCCGAGGCCATCAGCGTGAAGCTGGGCCGCGACGCCGTGCTGGTCATTGCGACGCGCGAGAGCATGGCAGAGGGCAAGGACAGCCCGGTCGCCGGGTTCATTCGCGCGGCGATGGATGATGGCGAGCCGGGGAAGAGCGTCGCCTGAAATGCTACCTGATCGCGCAGCCATGGACGGGCTTCTCCGTCCCCCGGTGGCTGCGCTGGATCGGCCGCGTGCTCAAGCCGGGCTTCGGCCACTGCATTGTGGCGATCGCGCCATTCCCCACCGAGGACAGCACGGTGATCGCGCTGAGCTGGCGTCCCGCCGGCCTGCTGGTCGAGCCGGTGCTGGACCTTCCCAATCTGCGAGCGGCGGTGCCAGGACGCTACATCGCCTTGGACATAGAGCAGTCAACGGCACCCCTGCCGCTCGCAGCCATGTCGTGCGTCGCGATCTGCAAGGCCGTGCTGGGCTGCCGGAAGCGGCGGGTCAGAACGCCCTGGCAGTTGTGGCGTTGGGCTCTCAGGCAGGGCGGTAGGGAGCTATGAGCGGAGCGGTCAAAGCGGTGGGCGGTCTGTTCGGCCAGGCCGAGAAGCCCGACACGTCGGCGCTCGACAAGGACCTGCGTGCCCGCAACCGCAAGCTCAAGAACGACCTCCAGGCCAATGCGCGGCGCTCGGCCGGCGGCATGTCGGAATGGCTGTCGGCCGGCTCCGTGGCGAATACGAGCAATTCCTTGATCAACACCGCCAAGCTGGGCATCTAGCGCGTGGATCGCGATGCCTTCAAGCATATCCAGCGTCGCGCGGGAAAGGCATGGAGCACGGCCCACACTTGGCACTCGGCGGTCAAGGAGGCCTATCGCTGGGTCATGCCGGAGCGGT